GCGAAATTTACCGGCACCTTTTATGCTCAGATGCATTCAAAGTTAATGAAGGAAAAGGGATAGTTACGCTGGTAAGCGTAACCCTCCAAAGGAGATAATCCTAAGGCCCGAGAGCCTTAGGAACTCCAGCTTCAAGTATCCGAGTAACCCTGTCATAGAGTCGGTAACAGATCGACCAGGCTCGTCTCGTTCTCCTACTTTCTTCAGAAAACAATGCACGAGCATAATCGGTCTTCACCGGAACCCAATCGAGGTACGGATCCAAAAGTTCTCCTGCCATCACCCTCCTAACCATCCTATGTAGGTCTTTGAGATACATAAGCAACCAAGGTAGCTTAAGTGCCTCTTCCTTATAGGGATAGTCGGTCTTGTCCACCTCAGGATCTAGTGTCCAACCAGATCCTTCTAGGCGTTTAAACCAAAGCTCCTGTAACTGCGAGTTAAGGACACCTAGCACACCAACAGGAAGGGGTTTACCCCTTCCGGCAGCGAGCCAGATATCCCACGGCAGCCCACCAGGAGCCCGGGGGTGATGAATCAGTAACCACAACCGGAACCACTTCTTAGGAAGTGTCCCTACTGTTGAGTACGTGACCCCAAGTTTACCCATAACTTTGTATCCTGCTCCAGACACACGCGCGAATTCGGACCAGCGAACTGGTCTAAATTCTTGCACACGTCTGAAGAAAGACCAAAGTTGGGAAGATGACGCACGTGCTGCAGACAGCAGCTTAAATGAAATGGGAGATAAGTCTACTGACCTGTAAATGAATCGTGAAGCAAACTCCAACGATCCATTACAAGATCTTAAGGATTTCTCCATAGATATACCTACCCCCATCCACTTAAGGATGCGACGATACTGCTTCGCTATCCTGTAATCACCTATCACTAGGTCATCACCAAGAATAGCGTAATTGGAGAACCAATGAAGCTTCTTGGTAACCAAGTATGCAGCTTGTTGTACGATGAGGTGATGTAGCAGGGTGAATATACCCCAGGCTGACAAGGAACCTAATGGTGTACCAGTGGTAAACATTAGGGTCTTCTCCTGATTAGGAGTCCAAGTCGTGCCCGAGTATTTCACCTTCATTGAAGGCCTCAGGTCGAATTCTCTATATAAAATAGATCTCCAACTGGCCGCTATAGCACCTCCCCATAACGTCTCTAAGAGCTGAGCACATTGCTCAGCTGGCATTCGATCAGTGGCAGACCTTAAATCATAAGACCAAAAGTGCTGTCCTTTTAGCATAGATAAAGGTCGCAGTTGATTGAATGTT